CCTATTCATTTTATTAAAGAAGAAGCCTTTTCAAAATCTTTTTGTGAAAAGATAATGAATATTGGGTATAAAAAGAAATTAGAATTAGCAAAAATACAAGACGGTAATCAAGTCAATCGTAAATCACACGTCACATTTATACAAGATAAAGATATAGAAAGCGAAGTTACAAAAGTTGTTAATGAAGCAAATGTAACAACAAAATGGAACTTTTTATTAAGAGAGTTTGAACCATTACAATACACAATTTATAATGTAAGAGATCATTATGACTGGCACATAGATAGTCACGGTAAGCCATATAAAAATAATCTAGTAAGAAAATTAAGTTTTACAATTTGTTTAAATGATGATGAAACAATTAACAATAATTATACAGGTGGTGATTTTGAGATTTGTTTGCCACACCCTTATCATAACAAAAACAAATATTTTAGATTTAGAAAAGTATTTAAACAAGGTACAATCATAATATTCCCATCACATATCTGGCATAAAGTACACCCTGTAATATCAGGTACACGAAAAGTATTAGTTGGTTGGGTTGTTGGTAAATCTTTCGTATAGGTAATTTTATGACAACGACCAGATATTTAATTATAGATAAAGTAAATGAAGTCTATCTTAAAATAGAAGCAGATGCTGATATTCGTAGAGAACTTGGAGAGTTTTTTACATTTGAAGTACCTGGGTTTAAGTTTATGCCTCAATATCGAAATAGAGTTTGGGATGGTAAGATACGATTATTTAATTATGCCAGTGGTAAAATATATGCTGGTTTGTATCCTTATATTAAGAAATGGTGTGAAGACAATAATGTACAAGTTGTTGATGGAACTAAAATACAAGATACAAAAGTTGATGATGTTAAATTAGATAATCTAATTAAGGCTCTTAAATTACCACACGAAGTTAGAGATTATCAAAGAGAAGCTTTTAAGTATTCTGTACAAAAAGATAGATGTTTACTTGTATCGCCTACAGCATCTGGTAAATCTCTTATAATCTATCTTATGATGATATTTAATCTATTACGACTAAAAGATACTAAACAAGACAAAATCCTTGTTATAGTGCCCACTACATCGCTTGTAGAGCAGTTATTTAAAGACTTTAAAGACTATGGTTATAATAGTGAAAGAAATGTACATAAGATATATTCTGGCCACGAAAAAGAAACAAACAAAAGAGTTATAATATCTACTTGGCAATCTGTATATAATTTACCCAAAAAATGGTTTGAACAATTTGGTATGATTATTGGTGATGAAGCACATTTGTTTAAAGCTGTTTCATTAACTAAACTAATGACTAAATTAGAAAAATGTAAATATAGAATTGGTTTGACAGGTACACTAGATGGTACAAAAACACATAAGTTAGTATTAGAAGGTTTGTTTGGTACAGTCAATAAAGTAGTATCTACAAGTGAACTTCAACAAAAGAAACAACTAGCAGATTTAAAAATTTTGTGTTTAGTATTACAACACGATCAAACTGCTCGACATTTTTTAAAAGATAAATCGTACCAAGAAGAAATGGATTATTTGGTTTCTAACGAAAAAAGAAATAAATATATAAGGAATCTATGTCTTTCTTTACAAGGCAATTCTTTATGCTTATTTCAATACGTTGAAAAACACGGTGAGATTCTTAAAGAACTAATCGAAGATAAAGCACAAGATAGAAAAGTGTTTTATGTACACGGAGGTGTAGATGCTGATGTTAGAGAAGATATTAGAGCTATTACGGAGAAGTCCGATAACGCTATCATTATTGCTTCTTATGGTGTCTTTTCCACTGGGATTAATATTAGGAATCTTCACAACATTATTTTCGCTTCCCCTAGCAAATCTCGTATTAGAAATTTACAATCTATTGGTCGTGGCCTTAGGTTAAAAGATGATAACTCATCTGCAACTTTATATGATATTGCTGATGATATATCATACAATGATAAAACAAATTACACGCTTCAACACTTTAAAGAAAGAATAAATATATACAATGAAGAAGATTTTAATTATGAAATCCATAACGTGGAGTTAACCAATGACAAAACAAGAAGTTAGTATTATAAAGATTATTAAACTAGTCAATGGTGACGACATAGTTTGTATTCTACCTAAAGAACAATTGGCTGAGAAATCGCCATTGTTAAGAGTATCAAAACCACTACAAGTAAAATACGTTCCACAACTTACTCCGCAAGGTGTAAAAGATTATGTGGCTCTAATAAAATGGACTGGTTATTCTAAAGATCAGATTGTAACTATATCAAAAGATAAGATTATGACTATTACAAATGCCACCGACTCAATGACAAAGAGCTACCACCATATTGTAAAAGATTATGATAAAGAAAATCTTAAATCGCTTGATAATACAAAGTATCAAAAAGAAAGATTAAATGATGATGTAAACAAAGAAATAAACGATATATTTGACGAGTATGAAGATGAGGAGTTTGATGGAACTTATAAAAAGACTCTACACTAACTTATAGTATCCTCTATTAACGCTCAACACGCTTCATTATATACACTTTTCGTCAAAAGTCAACGCTGATTTGAAATGAAATGAAAAAAAGTGAATGGATTATAAAAGTAACTTATAATAGTGATAACTGGAAGAAATATTGTGAACTTACTTACCCCTTTAAAGGCACTCCTAAAACACTCGAAAAAAGAATTTGGAAACACTATAATGAAAAGTATGAAAACTATGGTAAGGCAGAAGCTGTAGTAGTAGAATTAATTGTAGATTAATCTGCTCAAAACATTGACATTTTGAAAGGAATGTAGTATATTATAATTATGGCAGCAAGAAAAGAACATTACGTAAATAACAAAGATTTTTTAGAGGCAATGAAAGCCTACAAAAAAGAAGTAAATAAAGCGAAAAGAGAAAAACGAGAAAAGCCACCAGTGACTGATTACATTGGTAGTTGTTTTTTAAAGATCGCAAATCACTTATCTTATAGACCTAATTTTATTAACTATACTTTTAGAGATGATATGATTAGTGATGGTATTGAAAACTGTTTACAATATTTGGACAACTTCAACCCAGCGAAATCAAGTAACCCTTTTGCTTATTTTACTCAAATAATTTATTATGCATTTGTAAGAAGAATACAAAAAGAAAAGAAACAAACTACTATTAAACATAGATTGATTATGGATAGTAATTATGATGATGTAGCACTTCAACCAGGTGATGATAGCGAATTTAAAAACCAGTTTAGAGAATTTTTACAAAAAAATGTAAGAATGGAAGAACCAGTAAAAAAAGTTACTAAAAAGAAAAAAAAGAAAACTAGTAAAGCCACTCTAAACTTTTTTAATTAATTATGAAAATTGCTTTGTTAAACGATACGCACTTCGGTGCGAGGAACGATAGTCCAGCATTTTTGGATTACTTTATGCGTTTCTATAATGAGATATTTTTTCCATATCTAAAAGAACATAATATAAAAACATTTGTTCATTTGGGTGATGTGGTTGATAGAAGAAAATTTATCAACTTTAAAACAGCACACACCTTTAGACAAAAGTTTATGAAAAGATTATGGGAAGAAGGTATAGATACTCATATCATATTAGGTAACCACGACACTTATTATAAAAATACAAACGAAGTAAATGCAATTACGGAATTGTGTACGACCTATGATGGTAAACACGAACCGTGGATTTACGATAAAGCAAAGACAGTTAATTTAGGTGGACTTGATATTCTTTTTATACCTTGGATATGTGATGAAAATTATGAATATTCAATCAAAGAAATAGAAAATACAAAAGCTCAAGTTGCGTTTGGTCATTTAGAGATAAAAGGTTTTGAGATGCATAATGGTGCTTATAATAATCAAGGTTTAGACAAGTCTATGTTTAAACGATTTGAAAAAGTTATCTCTGGTCACTTTCATAAAAAATCTGATGATGGTCAAATATATTATCTTGGTTCTCAATACGAAATTACTTGGTCAGATTATAAGTGTCCAAAAGGTTTTCACATATTTGATACAGAAACAAGAGAACTAACAAGAGTACCTAACCCAATTAGACTTCATAAAAAACTTATCTATAATGATAAAGAAAATGATTATACAAAAAAAGATTTAACATCATTTGAAAATACCTTTGTAAAAGTATTTGTTACAAACAAAACAAACGAAGAAATGTTTAACAATCTAATAGATAGATTACACAATACAATAAACACACA